GTCTCCTGGCCAGGGCCTCGACTTTCGATCCCCCCCTACCCCTCAAGCGTGCGGCTCGGCCGTCGCGCGCGTCTCCTCCTCGATCACGACGCGCGTGCTCGCGGTGAGATAGATCGGCTCGGCCGTCGAGCGCGGGGCGACGACGATCGGCGCGCCGTCGCGCAGCCACGAGCCGTCCTCTTGGCGCTGCTCGACGTAGATCAGCGCGTCATGGATCGAGTTGTCGGGGGCGGCAATCACCAGCTTGGTCGTCATCGCTAGTCTCTCCTTCAACAGAAGCTTGCAATGCTTAATTTGATCGGCGAGCGGGTTTGGGCGGTTGAGTTGTTCAGAGGTGAAAATCATCTCATCGGTCCAGATCATCGCGCGTTCCAATGGTGCTTGGGGTCGAGCGGGCGGCCGTTGCGATCGAAGCCGCCGCGCTTGACCGGGCGGCCGAAGCCGCCGTCGCGCTGCACGGTCTTGCGATTGTGGCAAGGCGCGCAACGCGGGCGCCAGTTGCGCCGGTTCCAGAACAGCGAGAGGTCGCCCTTGTGCGGCACATGGTGGTCGACGACCGTCGCGATGTTGGGACAGCCCGGCGTCGAGCAGCGCGGATATGCGTCGAGGAACTCACGCCGCGCGCGCTGCCACTTCTTGCCGTAGCCCCGCGTGGCTGCACTGAGGCGCGTGCCGCTCATAGCACCCACGGACGCACGAGGGGCACGCGCGGCTCGCCGAACAGGCCGAGCAGCACCGCCACCACGAACACCGCGATGAGCAGCGCCACAACCCAGTCGTCGCGGATCATCGGGGCGCTATCCGATAGCGCCGGCTCGACCGCTGCCGATGCGCGGTGTAGGATCATGTTTCGGGGTTCGAAGGCGTGGCGCCATTCGCGCGCCCTGCCGATCGTGTCACAGATGATGCCCTTTTTCCGTCGATCTGTTGCGTGGTTTTTTGTTGCGCCATCACGCGCGCATAAGCCTTTGATTGGGCGTAAGAACACATGCGGTGCAGCGCAATGATCCATTGCCGCCACAGCGCATGCCTGCCGCGGCCGAGCTGGTGCTCGATGCGTTTCCAGCGCACGCCATAGGCGCGCATCCACACCAGCAAGCGGTTATCGGGATCGAGGGCGGCAGCCACGCAGCGCAGCACCAGGTCGAGCCGATCGATCGCGGCCGCACTCGGCGGCGCCACCGAGGGCCGCGCGCGATGCCAGCCATAGCCCTCGTGGACCTGGCGCAGCGGGATCGGCATGGCCGAGCGGAACGCGCTCGGCCCTTCCTCGGGCTGCGTGCACTGGATGCGCCATAGCGTGTCGACGGCTTCCTCGAGCAGCTCGGCCATGCGCACCTCGGTCAGGCCGAAGCGCGCGCGCCTATCGTGGATCATCGCGCGCACCGAGCGGTTCCCTCCAGGAGCGCGCTTGAGGCATCGCCCCTACCCCGGAAGCCCCCTCGGGCTCAGACCCCCCCTTATCAGCCTTTTGCGCTCTGGAAAGTGGCGGAAAACTGCGGGTGTCGAACCAGGCATTCAGCCGGGCAGCCCACATCGAGAAGTACCGGTCCCACCCGCGGATGGTGGCCAGGGCTTCCGGCCGACATTGGGGGGCCAGAGCGGCGATGCGCGCGAGCAGGTAATCGCGCTCGACGTGGAACTCGCGCTCATGCCACCGGTGACCCTCGCGACGCTCCAGGATCCACTGCCGGGCGTCGTTCGTGAGGCGCCAGCGGTCGTCGAGCCGGATGTCGAGCGGCGGATCGATCGTGGCGCTGTCGTAGCCATAGGGTCTGGTGATCACGGCACAGCCTCCTGGGCGCTATCGGATAGCGCCTGGTCGGCGCGCCGCCGCTGGCGCACGATCACGACGCACTCGCGGTGCACGTAGCTGCCGGTGTCACCAGAGGCCGGCTCGGGCATGCCGCCCACCCAGCGCACCGGCCCGCCGCCGCGGCCGCCGCAGATCGCGCAGAAGCGCGCGAGCTCGCGCTTGGCGTGCGGGTCGTCGTACTTCACGCGCGCGCCTCCTCGGGCTGGGGCTCGAGCGTCGCGGCGCGGTGCTCGTCGGCGAGGTGGCGGAGCTTGTCGCTCATGCCGGCGCTGGGCTGGTGCGTCATGCCGCGCAATACAGCCCCCTTGCGCGCGAAGGCTTCGAGATTGGCGCGGATCTCGACCATCGCCTGCGCCTGCAGGACATCGTCGCGCGGCGGCTCGCGCTTCGGGTCGAACGGCTCGCCGTGCTTCCATTGGTCGTAAAGCCGGTAAACCCCGTCCTCGTTCTGCGCCTGCTTGAGTACAGCCGCGGCCTCGTCGTCGCCCATCCAGACGCGCATGCGCCTCCACCACCCGAGACGAGTAAGGAACAACTGGCCGTTGCATGGATCGCTCGCGTCGTAGAGCGCATGGCGAGTGCCGGTCGTTTCCCGGTTCGCGGGCTGCAGAGCGATCTCGGCCGGCTTGGGTGGAACCGCGTGCGTCCAGCGCACCAAGGTCGCGCGCAGCGTCGCCTCGAGCTGCTCGCTCGAGAGGCCCACCAACACGTAGCGGTACTCGGGCTCCCACGCGAGGATTTGCTCGGCATGGCGAGGGAAGCGGCGAGCGAGCCCGCCCACGAACTCGGCGGTGTTCATGCGCGGCCCTCGATCTCGCGCGCGATGCGCTCGGCGTCGCTGAGCTTCGGCGGCGGCGCCTCGTCGTTCCAGCAGTCGCCCTCGAGCCAGCGCTGCGCGGACTTCGTGAACTTGGGATCTTGGTCTTCGCGGCTCAACGCATAGCGCTGAGCGCCGGCGAGAATCACCTCGTGCGAGGCGCGATTGCAGGCGTCGGCATAGGCACGCAGCCCGTCTTTTCGTCCGGTTTTCAGCGGGTAAGCGGTCCAGAACTCCCAGAAACCGCCGGCGCTCGGGTTCGGGTTCGGGTTCGGGGGCGAGCTCTCGCGCGGCAGCGAATCATGTGTCTCACCATTGAGACTTACTTCTCCCTGTCCCTTCAATTCTCCCTGTCCCTGTCTATTAAGAGGGTTTTCTCGGGGGACATGGTCATTTGTCCCCGGGGACAAATCTCGTTGTCCCTTCTTTTTCTCGCGCCACTTCTCGCGCCGTTCCTCGCTCTCCCGCTTCGATGTCCACTGAGACAGAACTACCTCGGCTACCACCTTGTGGTAGAGACGCCCATCGTTGCACTTGAACCATCCCCTAAGCGCCCCTTCCCTGATCTTCTGCCACGTCTTCACGTCGCGCCCGAGTTCGGCGAGCCGGCAAAGGTCGATGTCGTCGTCGGGCAGGCTGCCGGCGGGCACCTGGTCCTGGCTCCTGAGCCACAGCGTGACGCCGGCGCGCCATTCGGCGTCGGTCGCGCGCGAGTGGAAGGCCGAGCCGAACAGCCGCGCGCGATAGATTGGCGTGAAGGCGAAGTCCTTCAGGTCGGCGTCGGCAGGGACCAGCGGCGCGGGAAGATCGGTCATGAGCCGGCCACCTTCCTGTTCTCGTTAGCCGCGGCTGCCACCATGCGATCGTGCGCCTCGATCGCATATTCCATGAGCCCGACCTCGACGGCATCGGCGACGGTCGGTCTTGAGCGGTCGCGGTTGGCGAAAACGGCGGCGGCCATATCGCGATAGCGCCGCTGATAGTCGAGCCATAGGGACCAGAAGTCCGGCTGCTGGCGCAGTTGAACCACGCTCATGCTGCGGCGACCCTCTCCTGCCCGCGCGCGACCTCGAGCAGCGGCGCGCCGATCTCTTCGATCAGGACCACGGCGCGCGGGTTGCGGCGGTCGATGGCGTGCACGACGTGGAGCTCGCGACACTGCCGGTCGTTCCGATAGACGCGACCGGCCAGGCAATCGAGGATCAGCGACGGGTCAAGGTCGGGTCGCTCGCTCGCATAGAAGATCTGCATGTGCACGCGCAGCCGGCCGCCGAGCAGCGGCGAGAGGATAGGCACCTGCTTGGCGACGGCCTTCACGTAGGCGCGCGCCTCGGGCGACTTGATGAGCGAGTAGCGCCCGCCGATCTTGACGATCTGCGAGCGGTTGGACTTGCTCACCGTCTGCCCGAGGATTGTTCCCGCCCAGAATCGCATGGCTCAGTCGCCTGCGTGCGCCGGCGCGGTCTCCGTCGAGCCGGCCATCTTGGCGACGTTGTGGCGCTGTCCGCCCACCCAACCGCTATCCCATTTCAGGTTCTCGGGGCTGCCCTCGCCATAGGGGTTCGCCTCGCGGTTCCTGCCGGCGAGGCCTGCGTCGAGCCCCTCCTGGTTGGCCTGCGCGAGCGACTCCGGCGTCGCGATCGGCCCCTTCGCGGCGGCGCGCACGCTCGCCTCGCTGGCGTCGCGCTCGTTCGCCTGACGCGCGGCCTCGACCGCGTCCGCCATGCCGAGCAGGTTGCGATAGGTAAGGTAGTCCTCGAGGTCCATCTGGGCGTCGAGCGGGTCCTCGCGCAGGTCCTTGCGCGCGCGCTTGAGAGCGGCGCAGTTGAAGCCCTCTTCCTTGAGCTTCTTCCACTCGGCGCGCAGCTTGCCGCGCGCGGTCTCGAGCGTGCCCTCGATGCGGTTGAGGCGCTCGTGCGCCGCGGCGACCTCTTTGCCTGTCCGGCGCCGATTGTCGCCTACCGCCTCACGCCGCTCCTCGCGCGCTTCTTCGGCGGCCACCTGATCGCCCGCTTCGGCGCGTCCGATCGCATTCCGCTTCTTTGCCATGGGTCAGCCTCCTGTCGTCTGTGCGGGCTTGCGGCGCGCGAGGCCGCGGCACTCGCCGCGCGCAATGCGCAGCAGCGCGAGCACCATCAGGAAGTCGCGCTGTACCTCGACCGACTTGCCGAGCACTTCCTGCGGATAGCGGCCAGCCTCGACCATCAGCTCGTGTTCGATGCGCTGGCACGCGGCGATCTCGTCGGACGTGAGGGAAAACCGCCGCCCGGCAGTCCGGCCTGCGCCTTCCACCATTGGGCGCGGTCCTGCAGCCGCGCCGCCTTGTGCAGGCAGCGCCACATCCTCCACCGCGCGAACCGCTGCCACAGGGGCAGCAAGAGTGCTTTCATCCGGGCGCGCCCCCATTTCACTCCCCTGCGTTTTCGAGATCGCGCTGATCGCGGCGCAAGACGGCCTGCACCAGGTTCACGAGCGCCGCTTCGGTGCTGGGATCGAGCGCCGCGTCCATCTGGACGAACCGCCGCCACTCGGCGGCGAGCTCGGGCTTGATCGCGCAGAGCTTCGCGAAGTAGGTCAGCGACAGCGCGTTCTTGCCCTGAAGCCAGTTCCGGGCCGCGTCGGTGTTGGAGCCGGCATCCTTGGCCAGTCGCTTCGCGTCGCCGCCGTAGAGATGGCGCAGCGTCGACGCACACCACGACGTGACGCCCTCGGTGCTATAGGCGGCTGCGGCGCTCACGGGTTTTCTCCCGGCCGCGCCATGAAGTTTTCGCCGCCCTTCGTCTGTGTCATCGCGCATCGCTGCACCCCAATGTGGTTGGGATGCAGCGAGACCCGATGACGAAGAACAGCAATGGCCATACTGAGCAGCCTCCGGGCGTTCCCAGCGATCGCGGTGCTTTCCAGGGCGATGCGATCGAGGGAAGCCCGAGTGCTGCGGAGAGCGAACTCGTCGGACGAAAGGATGCGGCCCGGCACCGCCCAGAGCGGATCGGCCGGGTACTGCGGCGCGTGCTGGCGCGGCTCCAGCCGCGTGACTAGCGCCATCATGGGCACGAGACGGAGGGGCGCGGCGGCGGGCATCAGGCGGCGTCCCGCTCCGCACGCTGCAGCGCTTCGGCCAGCGTCATCTCCGGATGCCGGCGCATGATCGGGCGCACGAAGTTGAGCAGCACCTGCTGCGCGTCGGCGCTCGCGATGTCCGCCTCGATTTGCCGCCGCAGCATCGCAAGGTGCGCTTCGAGGTCCGCGAGTGTCGCGAAGCGCAGCGCTACCCATTCAACCCGCTCGTCATCACTATCGGCGACCGGCACGGTGATTGCCGATGGCAGCTTCAGATGCCGGATCGGCAGCGGCAGATCCGGGAGCCTGAGCTGGCGCTCATCGTCCGGCGTCCACCCTCTCCCCATCATCTTTCGCGCCCAGGCGCCAATGGCCTCGCGCATCATCGCGCTGGCGGCGGCGGCGCAGAGGTCCGGGAAGCGCGCCATCACGCACTCGGTCACGACCTCCCTGTCGGCCCGACCACGCTCGAGCTGTTCGCCGAGACAGACGCGGACCGCGTCAACGAGCTGCGCGCGCGCGCTCTTTTCCATGGTGCCATTCCTTGGCGAAGTCGTTGAGCCACGCGAACGCGGCGGCGAGGTGCTGCTCGACGGTCTCGCGCTCGAAATCAGGGATCGCGCCGACATAGGCGGCGGGGGCAGTGGGCATCTCGGCAAGGGTCTGGAGCGCGCGCTCGAATTGCAGGCGCACGCGATCGGCTTCTTGCCGGCGCCTCTGCTCGGCGGGATCGATGTCGGTGTAGAACTTGCCGTCCGACGCGGCGACCGCGACGCCCTCGGCTTTCGCGCGCGCCCTGGCGACGGCCGGCGTCGGCAACTGGATGACCTTGCGCTGCTCCTCGTGCGGCTTCCGCGCGATCTTGGCGGCGGCATTGAGCGACAGCTCGCCGTCGATGACCTTGCTGATCAGCTGGGCGACGCCGCGCTTTGCTACGGTGGCGGCGCGGTCGACGGACCGCTCGCTGACATTCAGAAGCTGCGCTGCCTGCGCCTGAGAAATAGCGCCAATTGGCGCCTTTTCAGATGGCCGTCCGACCTTCAGCGTCGCAATCTTCGCCGCGACCATGGCGCGCTGGCTCTCATCGAGATGCCGGCGGCGGAGGTTCATCGACACCACGAACGCCGGCAGCTCGGCATCGTCGCCATCGAAGATGCGCGTCGGCGGATCGTCGATCTCGAGCAGCCGACACGCGCGATAGCGGTTGCGGCCGTCGACGATGCGGCCGTCCCGATGCACGACGATCGGCTCGCGCAGCCCATTCGCCTCAATGTCGCGCGCGAGATCCGCCAACTCATGTGCGCCCATCAGCGGAAATATCTCCGCCAAAGGATGCGCCGTTCCGGCGGCGCTCACGGCTCGTCGTCCGCGAAATCGCTGAGCTTCGGAATGGCGCTCTCGCGGAACCGAATCGAGGTGCCGACCTGGCTGAGCATCGCGTGCGGCAGGCGGCCGTCCGCGTCGCGAGCGGCGTCGTCGCGGGCGATGAGCGCAGCGCGCTCGGCGGCGGTGGTCGTGCGCGGCACGCCGCCGCAGCGGATGGGGCGGTCGGGCACGCTCGGGCCGAGGCGCCGCCAGGTGGCGCGGATCTTCGCGCGGGCGACGTCGCGCATGTCAGCGCAGCTCCATGAGCGCCCGGCCGGACTCGCGCCCGACCGGGCCCGCCCCTACCATCGGCAGTTTCAAGGCTGCACCAATGGAGAGCGGAGTGGACAAAGAGATCAAGCTGAACCCCCTCGTCGGCTGGGAGATCGGGTCGCTCCCCGGCGCGAACGTGATGGTGGCCCTGCAGTACGTGACGTCGGAGGGGGAGCTGTTGGCGAAGACCCCGCACTCACTGCGGCTCGCGATGAGCGCCGCTCAGTGCGACCAGCTTGCCGAAACGCTACGGCGGAAAGCGGTAGAAGCTCGCGAACGCGAAAAGCGCGAGTCCGGACATGCTTGATCGCGCTGGGCGCAACTAAGAACACCCGCGCCACCTCGGCCAGGCGGAAGCGGCGCTTGTCTCGCGGCGGCGGCGGCGCCGGCGGCTCGGCCCAGAGGATGCGCGCGCTCATGCGGCGGCGTCCGCCGGCTGCGCGGCCGCAGGGTCGGGCGGGGGGTCGAAGAAATCGGCGGGGGTGAGATCGATGCCGCGCTCGCGGGCGGCGCTGAGAAGGGCCCGCTGATGTCGCGTCGGAATCTGCCCGTCGCTGCCGCCGCGCTCGCGTGGGTAGCCCCAACGGTGAACGGTGCTGACATCGAGCCCCAAGAGCCCCGCGACGGCCCTAGGGCCGCCGAATTTCGAGACGATGCGTTCGGCGCTGGTATTCATGGCTGCGGATATTGCGATATCCGCAATTTAAACGCAAGGCCGCGATTGCGTTCTTATCAATGGCCGGTCGTTGCGGTTTCCGCAAATCTCCGGGGCATGAGTGTTGATTGGATAAAGCAGGGCCTGGAGCGAACCGGCAGAAACCAGGTGCAGCTCGCCGAGCTCCTCGGGCTTGACCCTGCGGCCGTGTCACGCCTGCTCAAGGGGCGGCGGCAACTCAAGGCCACCGAGGCCGACACGATTCGAAAATGGCTCGAGACGGCCACCGAGCCAGAGCCCGCCGGCCCGCCGGCCGGGATGAAGCCGGCGCCCCCCCGCCTTCCCGACAACCCGCCCCCTGACGCGGTGATCCCCGGCGCCCGCCCACTGCGCGGTGGCCCGCGGTCCCTGCCCATCTACGGTGCCGGCCAATCCGGCCCCGAGGGCTTCCTCAACATCGAGCCCCAGGACGCGATCGACTGGACCTGGATGCCGGCCGAGCTGCAGGACGTGCGCGGCGCGTTCGCGCTCTACGTCGACGGCGACAGCATGACCGACGCCGGGCTGCCCGCAGGCACGCTGGTCCACGTCCATCCGCACCGCCGGCCCAGGACCGGCCAGAACTGCGTCATCGTCCTGCGCTCGAGCGGCGTGTTCATCAAGCGCTACGTCGGCCAGCGTGGCGGCAAGCTCGTCTACGAGCAATCGAACCCCAAGAAAGAGGGCGACTTCCCCCTGGCGGACGTTGCCGCCCTCTACCTGATCACGTCCGCGGTGTTCCCGTGATCTGGCTCGGCCGCCGCACCTGAGGCGGGGTGTCAATATGTGCCTTACGCTCGCACCGCGTATCACGCGGTCATCGCGGCGACACGCCGTGGCCGAGCATGCAGATCTCCCGGCGCTCGTTGCGAAACTTGACCGGGAACAATTCTTCCGGCCGAGCCGCGCGTAGCGCGACGGCGTCGCATTCGTCGTACACCGCGCGCGCCGCCAGATCGGCGGGCGGCGGCGTCAAGCTGCGGCTGTCGCAGCCAGCGAGCGCGAGCAGCGCTAGGAGGGCGAGAGGGCGGATCACAGAGCGGCGGCCTGGGTTGGCCGGCGCGAGCACTCGGGAGGCAGTCGGCGCGGGTTGAGCGCGCCCTCAGGCTCGTTCCCGATCATGGAAATCCAGACGTAGAACGGCTGCGCGCCGGCATAGCCGCCGAAGCGGTTGCGGCCGTTGACCATGCCGCACACCAGCCACAAGGAATAGCCGTTGAAATCGACGCGCCGCGAGACGACGTCGTCGAAACGCGCGCTGTCCGGGTCGAGCAGGCGACCGGCGATCCAGCTGCGTGCCGCAGCCGTGCCAGTAATGCCATCGTCCCGCGCTGCGGGCGGGGGAATGAGCTTGGCGCCGATGGCGCCGACGGCGACGAGCGCGAGCAGGCCGGCGATCCTGCCGAAGCGGCGCGGCCGCAGCGGCGTAAGCGCTGGTGTCGTGCGCGGGAATGGCGGCGGGATGGGCGGCGGGGCCAGTGTTGGCGGGTGCAATCCGTTGATCCGTTCTCCGCCGGTCACAGCGGCGGTCGGGAAGTAGGTACCCTGAACGCGGCCGGATGCGTGCCGCACTTGGCTGCAGGTGCGGCTTCGACGGCGTGCAGGTATCGGGCAGCGCCCGGCATAGCCCGGCCCAGCAGAAATTGCGGGCCGCCTGCTGTCGCACGAGAGCGATTGCGTTTTTCGCATTGACATAGATTGAGCTTTCCGCAATTCTCACCTCCGCCGCACAGCCGGAGGCCCGCCCGATGCCCGACCCCGCCGCCAAGTCCGAAACTGACGAGGCGCCCGAGCGCGAAGAGCGCCGGGTCCCGCGCGGCACGCGTGCTTGCCGCAAGTGCGGGGGAACGAACCTCGTCATCCGGCGCGGCGTCCTGCACTGCCCGCACTGCGGGCCGCAGAAGGGAACGCGCTGATGGCCGTCGAGCGCAGCCGGCTGCGCGACGGGACGGTCCAACGCGGCGTGCCATCTCGCGGCGATGCTCGACGGGCGCGCGCCGACGCTCGGCCAGCCGGAGACCGCGTGATGATCGCCGTCGAGCAGGGCGGCGCGCGCACCTACGCCGTGACCGCAGCCGGCCGCGATGCCGGCGAGCTGGAGCACGACATGGGCGCCCCCTTCCACCGGCGCTGGCGCTGGGTCTCCGCGAGCGGCGCGGTCGAGGAGTTCTTCGAGACGAAGACTGAGGCGAAGGACCACCTCGCCTGGCTCAACCGGTGCCGCGCCGTGGACGTGCTGCTGGTCGAGCGGCGGCAGGAAGGGGAGGCGGCGTGATGAGCGACGAGACCTTCGAGATCGCGTGCGGCGTGGTCGCGCTGCTGTCGGTCGGCATCGCGGCCGCGGTCTTCTTCTGGAGCGTGTAGCGCCGCCTCCGCCTCGCCAGAGACGGAGCCGGGGCTTCATGCCCGCATACAAAAAGCCCTCCCCGCGGTGGGGAGGGCGAGAAGCAAAGGAATAGTCAGCAATGAGTACCGTAGTGAAGCGCCGGGTCGCCGGCAAGACCCTGATCGGCATGGCCATCAGCGAGACCGCCTTTATCGGCGTATCCACGCTCAACCAGCTCATCACCTTCGGCCTGGTGCAGCCGAGCTATAACGAGCACGCGAAGGCGAAGGAGCTGCGCCGCGATCCCACGCTCTCCAAGGCGCATAGCTTGCGCGAGACGGTGCAGCGCCGCTTCGACACCCCGCGCATGAACCGGGCGCACCACTACTCGGACTATATCGAGCGGCTCAACAAGGGCGAAGCACTGGGCGGCACGCCACCGATCACGCTCTATTGCTACATCGCGGGGCACCTCAGCGAGGATGAAGCGTCGCTGACGCTGTCGGCATCCGCACCGCTGGTGAACCTCGACGGCGAGACGCAGACCGAGGCGCGCTTCCTGCTGCGGGAGCGCGACGAAGCAACCGGCGACGATGCCCTCCCCTTCGTGCTCTACCACGGCATCGACGCCAATCACGCCGGCACGATCATGCACGACTTCAACAAGTACGCGCATCCGGTCAAGGAGCGCGCGGTTGCAGTGCTCAACTCCAACGGTCCGCTTACCAAGGCGATCAACACAAGCCTTGCCGTGACCGAGATCAATCCGATCTACGTCAACCGGTTCGGGCTCACGCCGGGCAAGAGCCAGATGGTTGCTTATCAATCGCTGCTCGCAGGAGCGGCGGGGGCTGCGGTCGGGTTCAAGGCGCTCCCGCAACTGGGAACGCAGATCGCACGGCTCAACAATGGCGCGGGTCTGAATGCCGAGGATGTGCAGCGCTTCCTGGTGCCGGCGCTCGAGCTCGCCAAGGCGCATCCCGACATCGGTCGCAGTCGCGCCGCGGTTTGGGCGTTGATGGGCGCCGTCGCGAAGGATCACGGCAAGCTGCCGACCGAGACGGAGTGGATGGCGGCGGCTGCCGCCTACGCTGTGAAGATTGAAGGGATGCGCGGTCCCAAAGCGTCGCGCCTGAAGGAACAGGCCGCGTTGAAGGTGATGGGCATCGCCATCGCCGCCACCGCGGATGCGAGCTGATCCGATGCAGTCTCTCACATTGACGCCAGTTCCGAACGTGGCTGGCATGTCGGGCGCAGGACCGGACGACATGAACCGCCGCGCACGTGACATCAGGTCGGTCCCGCTCACGACGATCGACATGGACGAGGGGGCGCGGTTGCGCCCGCTCGATCCTGCGAAGGTCGCCGAGCTCGCCGCCAGCATCAAGACGCACGGCCTGCTCCAGCCGATCGGCGTGCAGATCATCAAGAGCGGCCGGTTCACGAGCCGCTACAGGCTGATCTACGGCGCGCATCGCCTGGCGGCGGCAATCCTGTTGAACGAAGAAAACCCGCGGCACGAAGTCATCGCTTGCATGATCTATCCCGCGAACATGCCAGCCACGTCCATCCAGATGGACGAGATGGTGGAGAACCTGCACCGCAAGGAGCTGACGCCCCCGGAACGTGCCAGCCACACCGCGCGCTACGCCGGCCTGCTCAAGAAGGCCGGGCTAGTTGACAACGCCAAGCGTAAGGGAGGCGTCGCCAAAGCTGCATTGCACAGTGACAGGGCAATGCAGCCCGCGCCGGGCGCAGCGTCCAAACCCTCGGTTACGGAAAAGATCAGCCGCGAGCTTGGCATACATCGCAACGCGGTGCAGGGCCGCGTGGCGCTCGCAACGAAGCTCGCAGCGCGCCAGGGCGTCGTGGCGACGCACAAGACTATCGAGAGCATGAGCGGCGACGAGCTGATCGCGATCGGCGACGCCGCGATCCTCGAAGCCCAGCGCAAGCGCGAGAAGGCGGTGGCCACCGGCAAGTCGGACCGCAACACCGACCCGATCCAGCCGGCAAAGCCGACCGAGAGCACCGTGCGGCTCGACGTCGTCGACCTGCCGGCCAAGATCGGGCCCTGGGTGCGACGGCGGTTCAACGACAAAACCAAGCATCTGTCGATCGCGGTGATCAAGGCAACGCGCGATGTCTTCAACGCGATCATTACCGAGATCGAGACGACCGGCACCTGCCGGCTGGAGGACACGAATGGCTGATCTTCCTGCGTGCCAGCCGAGCAAGGAAGCGCCATGAAGCCGCGCCTCACGCCCGTTCCGCCGGCCGCGCTGCAGGTGCGCCCGCCGCCGCTGTTCGCCGTGCATCACGTCGCGTGCGCGCTCCAGGTCGCGATCGCCCGCGCGCGCGCCGACCAGGCGTCGGCAGACCTGAGAGCGCGCGAGGCCAGGGAAAGGGAGAGAGCCCTTCGCTACCTGATCGGGAGGGCGGGTGCCTGATGCCTGACGGCTCCCGCGTCCTCCTGCCGCTCGACGAGCTTCTCGAGCGCGCGGCCTCGCGCAATTGGACCGAGGCGAAAGCCCGCGTCGCGCTGCGCAAGTGCGGCGGCTGCGACCACTACCACGGCGGCGCCATCCCCTATTGCGAGGCCTTCATGCTCGCCGTGCGCGTCAACACGCCCGCGGCGACGTGCCCGCAGTTCAAGCCGGCGCTCGACGATGACGGAGACGACGGCGACGAGATCGGCGAGGGCGACGTTGGGAGCGCCGGCATGACGGGAGAGACGGAATGAGCGACCGCATGAATTTCATCGGCGGGTCGGAGGTGGCCGCGCTGTTCGGCCTGCATCCGCACCTCACGCCCTTCGAGCTCTGGCACCGCAAGGCCGGCTCGCTCCCCGAAGCCGACCTGTCGGATAACGCGGCGGTGCAGGCCGGCATCTTCCTCGAGCCCGCGGTCGCGGCCTGGGTCGCCGACCGCACCGGCTGGAAGATCCAGAAGGTGCGCCGCCAGGTCGTGCATCGGGACCTGCCGTTCCTGCGCGGCTCGCTCGATTACGAGATCGTGGCGCACGAGCGCGGCGCTGGCGTGCTCGAGATCAAGACCACGGACAGCTTCGTGGCGCGCCTGTGGGACGACGGCGAGCCGCCGATCCACTACGAGCTGCAGCTGCAGGCCTATCTCGGCATGACCATGCGCGACTGGGGCGCGATCGCGGTGCTCGTCGGGGGCAACGATCTGCGCGTCTTCGAGCGCGAGCGCCGCCCGCTCGCCATGGCGAAGATCGAGCACGCCGCCGCGGGATTCTGGGCTTCCGTCCAGGAAGGGCGCGCGCCGACGCCGGACTTCCGCGTTGACGCCGATGTCATCGCGGCACTCTACCGCTCTGCGCAGAAGGGCAAGCTGGTCGACCTCACGGGCGACAATTACCTCGTCGACCTCTGCGCGCGATGGATCGAGAGCGGCGAGCGCATGCGCGCAGCGGATGACGAGCGCGACGCGATCAAGGCCGAGCTGCTGACCAAGATCGGCGATGCCGCCGTGGCGCTGTGCGGCGACTACAAGATCAGCGCCGCCGAGATCGCGGCGCAGCCCGATCGCGTCATCACCGCCGAGATGCTCGGGACCACAATCAAGGGTCGTTCTGGCTATCGCCGCTTCACAATTTCCACCTCAAAGAAGGATGCCGCCTGATGGCCACCGCCCCGAAGGATGCCGCCCAGGCGCCGGCCGCACAGCTGCCCACGCAGCGCCGGCCGAGCGAGATCGACACCGTGCGCATGGCGCTCGAAAAGCTGCGCCCTCAGCTGCAGATGGCACTGCCCAAGCACCTGACCGTTGACCGACTGCTGCGTGTCGCTATCACCGCGGTGCAGACCACACCGAAGCTGCTCGAGTGCGATCGCAAGTCGCTGTTCGGCGCGATCATGACCTGCGCCCAGCTCGGGCTCGAGCCCGACGGCGTGCTCGGCCAGGCGTACCTGGTGCCGTTCGGCAATCGGGTGCAGTTCATCCCCGGCTACAAGGGGCTGATCGCGCTCGCGCGCAACTCGGGCGATCTCTCGTCGGTGATCGCCCACGAGGTGCGCGAGAACGACGATTTCGGGCATTGGGACGAGCGCACGAAGGCCTACCGGCTCGACTTCGCCCACTCCGAGCCACCGACGCACAGTTTCGATTTCCGCAAGCTCCGCGGCGACGTGATGGCCTTCTATGCCGTCGCGCGCTTCAAGGACGGCGGCGTGCACTGGGACGCGATGGCGCGCGCTGAGGTCGAGATGATCCGCGACCGCTCGCAGGGCTACAAGGCGTTCAAGGCCGGCAAGACCAAGGACAACCCCTGGCACACCGACTTCATCGAGATGGGCAAGAAGACGATGATCCGCCGCATCTCGAAGTATTTGCCGATGTCGGTGCAGAAAGCCGCCGCGATAGCCGATGCCTACGACACGGGTCGGCACGCGCAGCTCGGGCCGGCTGGCGAGGTGGTGATCGACGCTGCCGCGATCGACGCCGGTAGCGATCAGCAGCAGATCGAGAAGCCGAAGGGCTCGAAGCTCGATCGCTTCGAGAAGAGCGGTGTCGATCGGGAGACCGGCGAGGTGCTCGACGGGGCGCTGGCCGCCAGCGACGGGAAGCCCGCCGCGGAGAGCGAGCAGGGCGGCGCAGCGCCGCCCCACCCGACGCAGGAAGCGGCGGCCGACCAGGGCACCGCCAGCGCCGGCCACGATGCCGACGGCGTCGTGCACGAGCCGCCGGTGCCGACGCTCGCGGCACCTCCCGAGGACGCCTCGGTGAAGGCATGGACCACCTATCGCGGCCTGCTAATCGAGGCGGTCGCCAAAGCGCCGTCGCGGATCTGGCTGATGGCTTTCGAGTTGGGCAACGAGGATGGTCTCAAGGTGCTCGAGCGCGATTTCCCGTCGCAGCACGCGATGGTGAGGAAGGCCATCGCCGCGCGCGCGGCCGAGCTGGCGGATTAGGGGCAGGCGAATGACCGACGACCAGAAGCCGGCCGTGCCGCTCGAGCTGCAGATCAAGGCGGTAGGCCGGGAGATCGGCATGCGCCGCGGCGCCTATCCGAAATTCGTGGCGTCGGGACGGATGAAGCAGGAAGCCGCCGACGCGGAGCTCGCCGCGATGGAGGCGGTCTACCAGACGCTCAAGGATCTGCAGCGGCAGCAGTAAGGAAGGGTCCGTGCCACGCCGCCATCACCTACCACCCAACATCCCGCCGCGCGGCCTGGCGCGCGACCAGGCGGCAGCGTACTGCGGCGTGTCCGGACCCACCTTCGACATCGCCGTGGACGCGGGCGTGATGCCGCCAGCGGCGAGGTGCTTCGGCTCTCGCCTGGTGTGGGATCGCAAGGCCCTCGATCTTGCCTGGGACCGGCTCAGCGGGCTTGATAAGCCCCCGGCCGACGATGCCGAGTCGGCCCTGCGGAGGGCCATTGATGCTCGAAAGAATGCGGTACGTCACGAAGCGGCATAACCGGGGCGGCGGCGAGCGCCATTACTGGCAGCGCCCCGGTCAACCGCTCACCCGCCTCCCCGACGATCCGGTGGCGCGGTTCACGCTGCAGAAGAAGCTCAACGAGGCAGCCGATCGCAAGGACGGAGACGTCCTCATCGAGGGCTCGATCGGCTGGGTGATCCAGCGCTACCGGGCGACCGACCGCTTCAAGAAACTCGCGCGCGGCACGCTCAAGTACTACGGCCGCTATCTGCGCGAGGTCGAGGATCTGGGAAAGATGCTGCCGTTCCGGGCGTTCGATCGCCGCATGGTGGTGGATTTCGTCGAGACCTTCACGAAGAAGGGCGAGCAGCGGAAAGTCGCTGCGGTGCTGCGCAACCTGTTCGACGTCGCGCTCTACGAAGGCGTCGCCGTCGAGAACCACGCGACGAAGCTTCGGCTCACCACGAACCAATCGCGCGAGGCGATGTGGAGCGACGGCGCGATCAAGGCGTGGCTCGCCGCCGCCGAGGGGCATGCGATGGGCGCCGCGATGACACTGGCTTTCCGGCTGTTGCAATTCACCGCGCAGCGCCCTGGCGACGTGCTCGCGATGACGTGGTCGGCCTGGAATGGCGACCTGATCCGCGTGCGCCAGCAGAAGACCAAGAAGCTGCTCGACGTGCCGGCGCACTCGGAGCTTAGGGCGATCCTCGAGGAGGCGCGCCGCGGCGCCGACAGCCTGATGATCGTGAGCTATCGCGGCCGCGCTGTGAGCTATGCCGCGATGAACCGCGCGTGGCAGTCGATCGGGCTGGCATCAGACACGGCGGAGCTGCAGGCGCGCGACCTGCGCCGCACCGCATGCGTCCGCATGTGTGAGGCGGGCGCGACGGAGAAGCAGATCGCCGCCGTCACCGGACATTCGATCGATGAGACCCGGCACATTTTGGAGACGTACCTGCCGACGACCACGGCCATGGCGCGCGCCGCAATCGAGCGGCTGGAGACGAAACGATGACGGGCCGTACCCCCTTTTGTCTAACGCGGGGAAACGCGCGATGAACGGCAAAAGTCTAACGCGCGGCGACGAGAGTCTAACTTCTGGGCCTATGTCCCATTGAAACAACAGCATTTTTTGTGCTCGCCGAGTACCAGATGTATTACTCCGTGTGAGCTAAGTATTTGAAACTATGTGGGCGCGTTAGAGAAGACCGCGTAAAACTGCAGAATCCCTGCCAAGGAAAATCAGTGGCTTAGCCGGACCACTCTAACGCGCCGCCGCCTTCATCGTAGGCGCCGAGTCTAACGCGGTCTAACGCGCCCCCCAGAAACGCAAAAGGCGCCCGCCGGGTTTCCCCGGCGGGCGCCTTGCGTTCTGCTCAGGACGACCGGCTTCCCAGCGCCTTGAGCAGCTGGTCCACCTTCGCCTCGAACCGATCGACCACCCTCAGGAAATCATCGCGGCGCACATAGTTGGCGCGCACCTCGTTGAGGTCGCGCGCGCGCTGCTCGATGCGGTTGGACAGCAGCCCGTAGACCGCCCACAGCCCGGCGATGCCGGCCACGACCAGGCCGACGAGCGTCACCTGGTCGGCGCTCACGGCTCACGGCTCACGGGCGCGCCAGGATCGCGGCCGGATCGGCACCGGCATTGCGGATCAAGGAGACGATTGCCGCATCGTCGTTGCGGATGTCGGCGCGCGCATACCAAAGCTCGCGCATCTCGCGCGATGCGTTGTCGATCTCGGCGGCGAACTCGGACAGCTTGCCGGCGGCGACGAGGCGGCGGATCACCCGCTCGCGCGGGACCGACCATTGCGCTGGTTGCTGCGCCGGCAGGCCGGGCGGATAGGGCACGGTCGGTGGATCGGTTTGCGCCGCCGGATCGTGCGCGGCGTAGACCGCCGCGACTTGATCGCGCACCGCCTGCGGCACTGCGGCACTGAATGTGAATTCGCCGGTCATGATGTTCCAGCTGTAGCCGTCGAGCGTAGCGCTCGCGGCTTGCAGCTCGGCCGCGAACGTCGGGCCGATCTTCCAATCAACCATGTCAGCCTCGCGTGCTCAATGTCAGGCGGCCGGTCCACGTGCCAACTCCGACGTTGACGTATCCCGTCGTCGAGAACCTATGAAATCCGACGCTATCCCTGATCGCCACGCCTTGCGTCGTCGGTATGCCGTGGTTTGCGCCGGCAGAGAATCCAGTCGTGCCGGCGCCCATCGTCGCGCCGTCCCGTTGGATATCGGTCACGCACGCGCCGCCGGCTGTGTTGTTGGACGCGGAGCCCGAGTTCACGATAGTCACGGTCTCGTCGCCCAAGACCAGACACTGCAACGGCCCGGCGATCGGGGCGGGGGCCGTGGCGCCCGTCGCCACGCCGGTATAGCTGGCCGAGGCGCCAAAGCCGAGACGGTTCCAGACCGACAGCACGCCAATAGAGCTTGCGTCCTGAATGAAGCTCCCAAGGCCCATGACGATCGCGCCGACCAGCGTGGTCGCGGCGTTGGTGGAGCTCACGCGGTTGCCATCGCGCGGATCGGTAGCGGGAACGCTGGTGCTGAGTACCAGCGTCATCACGTCGGCGGTCATCGCGGCATAGACATAGCCGACGCCGTTGACCGGCCCCCAAGCGCCACTGAACGCCAGATCGACGCCGGCCACCGGGATCTCGCGCAGCACCCCGTCGATGGTGATCAGCCTGCCGCCGTAACGCGACAGCCGGCATACCGTAGGGCTGACATAATCGAAGCGGCAATCGTGGCGCGTGCTCGTAACCGTTTTGAGCCCGGCCGACGTGATCGCCTTCGTCGCCTCGACGCCCGCGGCAATGTCCGCCGCGCTCGCCTTCAGCAGCGCTTCGTCGATCGGCGAGACGTCGAGCCAGGCCGTGTTGTCCTTGCGCCGACGGCGCAGCATGTTCGCCGTCCAGTCGGCGAACCACATCGACGGGAAGGCGGGCACGGGCTCGACGGTGCCGCCGTTGTTGGTGGCGAGCGCCTCGATGATCTGGTTCAGCTCGGCGCGGAACGAGGCGCCGGGCTGGTTGTCGAGATAGAGATCAGCCATTGCTGCCCCCGCGGCGATCACGGCTCAGGTCTTGCGGCGCGCCCTGGGCGACGCCGCCCGCGTCGATCGTCCGCTCCCACTCGATGAGCCAGTCGAGCGTGTAGCGCGGCAAGGGCTGGCCGTCGCGGATCGCGCGCAAGCCGAGCGCGAAGGCCTTGGTCGCGAGCATCTCGAGCGCGATCTGGTCGCGTGGGCGCCCGCGCAGCACCTTGGGCAACGGCCTGAACTGCCCGGCGTCGGCATGCCATCGCCAATCGCCGGGCTTCAGGTCGCACGCCGCCGGCACGACGACGGAACGCTCGCCGGGCCGGCTATCGAAGCGCTCCAGCGTGCCCTCGGCGTCAAGGTGGGCGTACATGATCGCCTCGAAGTAGCTGTAATCGGCGTGATAGCGCACCGTGCCGATCGCGGGCGCGTCGCCTTCGAGGATGCCGGGCACGCCCGCGATCGGTTCGCGCGACCAGCCGGCCACGACGCGATCGGCGTCGAGCTGCGGCCAGACATAGACCGGCGCCGCCGGAGCTTCCGCCGCCGGCGCTTCATTCGGATCGCTCATTCAAAAACCCCCGTAGCCTTGGCCCGCCGCCTGCCAGTCGACGGTGCGGACCTGGCGCGCGCCGGCTGCGTTGACGACCTTGAAGACGAAGCCGAGCGCGGTCTTGGCGACCATGACGAACTGATCGTCCGCCGCCGCGCCCTGCACCTGGCCGCCGATGCGCGGCGTGCTGAAGAAGCGGTGGGCGAAGGTCACCGTCGTGTCGATGCTCGCGCTCGACACCGTTTCCCCGCTCTCGGTGCGATCCGCCATGTCGAGCGTGACGCGCGCCTGCTCGACGCGCGGCGTGTATTGCGGATCGATCGTGTCCAGCGCGACCTGGAACTCGAGGCCGCGCGCCTTGCAATCGAGCGCCAGGAACGAGGTCCACGGCCGCCACAGCGGATCGGCGCCGAAGGGGTCGTCCTCGGTGACGCGCACCTGCATGTAGGTGTTCGCCAGCGCGCCCACCGGCACGCCGTCGAAGTCGTCCCATTCGTCGATATTGGTGCTGCGCGCGTCGATCAGGTCGGCGACGTTGACGATCACGGCGCGCAGCACCGCGGTCAGCGTCACGCCAAAGACCGCGCCGAGATCGAGCGTCTCGCCATAGCGCCAGGTGCCCGAGAGCGCGACGCCCGTGCTGCCGGCATCCCACAGCGGCACGTCGTCGACCAGGCCCAGGTCGTCCACGAGCGTCGCGCTGTCGAGCATCAGCGCGCCATCGGGCGCCGAGGTGTTGACGAATGTTCCGTCCCACATGGGATCGAAGATCAGCGTGTCGATCGACGGGCTATCGAACAGGTCGGCCGGCGTGAAGTTGATGATGCGAACGGCATTGGGCGAGAGGTTGCCGCTGCTGTCGACCGCCTTGGCGAAATAGGTGCCGATCAAGAGCGGCACTGTCGCCTCGGAAGCACTGCCCGCGACGCCGGTGGGCTCGCCCGGCAGCAGCGGCACGGTTTCCTCCCACGCCGCGCCCTCGGTGTCGGGCGACCAGCGCAGGCGGATGCGCCCGCCGATCCGCACGTCGAGCGCCGGGTGGAGATCCCAGCGCAGGTGCCCTTGGCGACCGCGCGGCTGGAGCATGAAGCCGGTAATGTCCTCGGGCGGCGCCGTCAGGCCGATCACCTCGCAGAAGGCGATCGGCGACCAGGCCGAGGTGACGCCGAGCGAGTTGGCGGCGCGCACGCGGAATTCGTAGGGGCCGGCCGGGATGTCGACGATGGTGTGTTGCAGGCCGCCGACGCGCGGCAGCGGGCGCCAGTCGGTCTGCGGCACCGGCCGGTATTGCAGATCGTAGGCGACCACGAAGGCGTCGTTCGCCGCCGCCCAGAAGACGGTGAGCGCCGCGGCGACGCCGGCCCCGGCGCGGGTCTCGACGAGCTCCTCGCGGAAGCCGGTGATCGCGGTCGCCGCCACCATCCACGGCCTGGGCAGGATGGTGTCGGGCGCCGGATCGCGGGTCGTCTGCTCGCCCTTGTTCCACGCATAGATGGTGTCGGCATACTCGCGCAGATCGAGATCGAAGCCGGCATCGTCGGAGAAGCGCCAGCCGACGCACTGGAACAGCTTGCCGTCATAGCCGAGCATCGGGATGTAGATTTGCCCGACGTCCCAGATCGAGATGCCGAGCCCGATGGTCTTGGCCGGGAAGGTGAGTTGCGCGCCCTGGCGCGTCGCCTCGAGGTGGACCTTGGCGATGCGCCGCGCCGCGACGCCGTCGGTGGTGTAGCCAAGCTCGATGTCGCGGCGGATCGGCTCGTCGAGATCCTCGGCGAGATAGAGCGCGTTGGTGACGCCGTCGAAATCGGCGGGCTGCCAGTTGTCGACCGGGCTCACATAGGTGCCGAAGACCTGGTTGCACAGCCGCTGCTTGTCCACCGTTGGCGCGACGGTGAGCGGGCCGCGCAGATCGCTTTGCGTGAGCACGAAGGTCGAGGGCCGCGCCGTACCGGCGAAGTGGCGATAGAGCCCGGCCTCCCAGACGCAGATGCCGGCATCGGCCGACATGAGATCGTCGATGATCGCCTTCGGCGTCTTGCCGCAATCGATCACCCCATTGGCCGTGTAGCGCACCTGATGCGTGCGATAGAGATTGAAATCGCCTGCCGAAGTAAACGTGATCGGTTGACGGATTTGCGCCAGCGCCAGCGACGATGCGAGCAAAATCCCGTTGGACCATGTTGCGTCGCTCGGGTTGTTCTCGGTCGTATGGCGGTTCTCGGTCGGGATGGCGAAATAAATGCCGCCGTCCACGAGCGGCGCCGGGAACGCCCGGCCGGCGATGGCTTGCACGCGCACCCGGTCGCCAATGCCCAAGCCCAGCCGCGGGTTCCACAGGTAAGCCAATTGATCCGGCGCACTCGGCACGCTGGTCGTGCGCCCTTCCTCGACAAGCTCGATCTCCTCGTCGCAGATATTCGCCGATGGAATGAACGAGCCCAGATCGTCGACCTCGTCCTGGGCGGCATGCAGGCCCCAATCCTGGTTGCGCAGATAGGCGCGCGTAACGAGCGCCACGTTGTTGCTGAATTTCGTCGCGCCATCGCGCGGGTCGTAGCATTCGAGGCCCCAGACCTCGGCCTTGATGTTGGGGATGCCGGTCGGGAAAATCTCCGGGTTCCACACCAGCTCGACCACGATATAGGCGAGGCCCTGGAGACGGTGCGCCTCGGTCCATCCGACATCGGCCGCGATCAGCCGTGCATCGGCGCTTTGATCGTCCGTGCCCAGATAGCGCCGGATCACATGATGGCCGGCGAAGCGGGCATCGCTGACCGGCGTGTCGTTGAAGAAGATTTCACCGATCCAGGCGACCTTGTGCGCCGCGAGCACGATGACGAGCGAGAGATGGTGGTTGGGATACGTTGTGCCGCCTTCGGCAACATCGAACTCGGGATGCGTCGCCGCGAAGACCATCGGCCCCGAGACGACGGCGCGGCCGATCACGATGCGCCGGTTCATGATCGGCGAGCGCACCATCTGGGTGCGCGCCTGCGCCTCGCCAGACGGCGACATCAGGCTCGGCTGCTTGGGCTTGCCGGCGAGCGCCTGCGACAGGAAGCCAAGCGCCAGCGTGCCGACCAGCGAGATGCCGAACATGATGCCGAAGCCGGCCAAACTCGCCACCGCGACGCCGAAAATCGTGGCGGTGGCGGCGGCCGTCGCGACGCTGATACCGGCCGAGATCGCCGCAGTGGCGACCGCGCCGAGGAGGATGGCCGGCGGCATCGATCAGCCCACGCGCCAGGCGCGGCGGCACTGCGCGAGCGCCGCCCAGCGCGCGCCCTTGAGCGCGGCGAAGACGGCGCGCTGGCCGGTGTGGTCGACCAGGCCCCAGGTCGGGCCGTCCTGGCTGTCGCCCATCACGACATCGCCGCGGCCGACGTAGGGGAGCGGCGTCTCGATCAGGCCGTGATAGCGCAGCTCGGTCGCGACCGCTTCCTCGTACCAGGGCACGCCGGTCAGCCGCATCACCACCTTGGCGGCGCCGAGCCCGTCGTCGTATTGCCGGCGCACGCGGCAACCCGGATCGACGTTCGAGATCGTGGCGACGCCATCGCACATCGCCATGCAGCAGTCCCACTCGCCCCAGACGAAGCGCCGCGATTGCGCGCGATCGATCCAATGGCGCAGCAGCCTGTCCCATTCCGGCTTGCGCACCACCACCGGCGGCGTGCGCGCGCGCTCGCCGGGGGCCACCGGGGCCGCGACGATCGTTCCACCCTGGATCATTTCTTGCCTCCGCCGCCGCCCTGCACGATCACGGGGGCCGCCGGCACGGGCGCGCCAACGCCCCATGTGAGATCCTGCTCGACGGTGCGCGGGACGAACTCGAGCCCGCGGTCGCCGGGAAAGCGGCGCTGCTGCTCCTCGTTGGTGTAGCGCCCGCCGCGGATGCGATCGAAATCGGCGAAGCGGCCTTCGGCCGTGATGCGGATCGTCGCGGTCGCGCCAAGCTCGATCCGCATGGTGTTGATGCGGCCCGCGAACAGGGGCTTGCCGGCGCCCAACGGAACGCGCCAGTCGCGATCGAGATAGACCACCCCCAGGGTACAGGGCCGGCCCTGATATTTTTCCTGCAACGCCAGCGAGATCAACTCGCGCGGGATGCCGGATAGCTCCAGCGCCAGGTTGTGCGCCTGGGTTTCGGTCGTCTCCTCGACCGCGCTGATCTTGCCGAGCAGGCCGACGCCGATATAGACGTCGTTGCCGATCCGAATATCGATCGGCGAGGTGTTGGCGCGCACCACGCCGCTGGCGAAATCGAGGCTGACGATGATCGCCGGCCGCACCACGTCATCCGCGATCAGCGTGCGGACAGCATCGCTCAATTCGCGGGGCATGGCCTAGAAGACCTCGACCAATTGCAGCGAGACGCTGGCGAAGCCGCCTTCCTCGTGGTCGAAGGCGCCCTGGTCGTCGCTCGCGAGGCGCATGATCGTCGACGGCCGGTCGAGCATGATCGGCGCGCCATCGTTCGGCGAGCGCCGCAGCGGCGGGTCAAATATCAGCGCGGCCCTGCCGGTCGGATCGCTGTAGACATCCTCGCGAATGATTTTCAACTCGCGCCCGCCGAGCGCGTTGTCGACGGCGAAGTAATCGCCAACTTTCAATTGAAGCGAGCTTGCCGGATGCCAGTTCGCGGTTATCAAAGAGGCGCCGCTTTGACTGGCGCCGAAGACGGTAGGCGCGCCCAACCACGGGCCGCGAGCGGCCCAGGCGTGCGGCGGCCAGAAGTAGAAGCGCCCGGCAGCGCCGCGCAGCTGCGCCAGGAAGCTCTCGAAGGCGCGCCACTCGGCGGGATTGAGCCCTGCCCAGGTCGCGTCGCACATCCAGCGCGCACCGGGAAGCTCGATGGTCTGCACCGTCTGATCGAGCGGCGAGATGTGCGTCTGGGTGTTCGCGGCCATGCGCCAGGTCGCGCTCTTGGGCGGCGGCACCGCCGGCCGCGGGAAGGTCAGAACTTGCACCATGGGCGATCACGCGCGGCCGAAGGCCTTGGCGAAGGCGCCGCCGCGCTTGGCCTGGTCCATCAGGCGCGCGATCAGGCCCGGCTCGTAGGCCCGCAGCGCCGCCATGATGCGGCGCTCGACGCCGACCTCGGCGTTGCGCGCGTCGATATGGAAGGCCGCGCTCACGTTGGCGGCCGTGCCGCCTTTCAGCGAAACCGGGATCGAGCGCCCGTTGGGCATCGGCACGATCGCCTCGGTGTGCGCGCCCTCGCCGACCTGCATGAGCGTCGGCGCGCTGACGATCGCGCCAGCCTGCGCGCCTGGGACCGCGGAGCCGAAGCCACTGAGCGAGGTGCCGCCCGCGGCCGGCGCCGCCGTCGTGCTGCCGAAGGCGAAGGTTCCGAGCGACTGCAAGCCGCCGCTGATCGCGCGGCGCAGCGGGGCGAGCAGCATTTCCTGAAGCAAGACTTTCTGGATTTCCTGTACCAGTCCTTTCAGCACGTCGCGGAAGCTCTCGGCTCTGAGGATCGCCGCCTCCAGCGCGCCCGTGACGGCCGACGCGAAGCCCTCGGTGGCGCGCGTGAAGTCCTTCCAGCCCTCGGCGCCGAGCGACGCCTCGGCCCGCGCGCGGCGCATCAGGGTGGCGTATTGCTCGGCGGTGATGGTGTTCACCCGAAGCATCTGGTCGAGCGCCTCGATGCGGTCGCGCAGCTGCTCGGCCGAGGCGCTCTCGTTCGCGTAGGCATCGGTCAGATCGACCGCGGCGAGCGTCGCATCGCGATACTGCTCCGTCGCGCGGACCATGAGCTGCTGGCGCTCGGCCTCGGTGCCGAAGTTGTTCTGTTGCGCGATGGCGATCTCGCGCAAAGTGTCGCGATACTGGATTTGTGCGCCGCTGGCCCTGTCGAGGCTGCTGACGAGCGTGTCGTAGTTCTTGATGAGGCGTTCTTGCTCGCGCCGCGCCTGCTCGGCCTCACGCGCGGCGCCGCGCGCGCCAGCCTGATCGATGACGCGCGGCGCCGCCGCCGCGGGCGGCACGGCAGGCGGGCGCGGCGGGATCGGCACGCCCACCGGGCCGGTGCTGCCGGTGACGAGATTGCGCAGCGCCGCGGCGACACGGCCGATGGCGTTTATCATGCGCTCGGCTTCCTCGACGCTTTCGCGGATGTAGTCGCCGATCCGCAGGAACGCCGGCACGATCGCCACTTGCAGCCGCGTTGACATCAATTCCCATTGCCGATTTAGCGCGTCGGCGCGGCGCGTCAGATCCTCGGGGAGTATCGCCCCCATGCTTTCGGCTTCGCTTTTCAAGCGCTGCAACGCATCGATGCCGCTGTTGATCAGCGGCGCGAGCCGTTGATAGCCGCGGCCCATCAAAGCGACGCCGCGCTCCGCGCGCTCGGCGGAGCTTGGGATTTGCGACAATTGGCGGACGATATCCTCGAACACCGGCCCAGCCGTGCGCGCGTTGCCTTGAATGTCGCGGAACGCGACGCCAGCGCGCGCGAAGGCGTTAACCGCCTCAACGTTGCCGGATGCCGCCTCGCCGATCATCTGGTTGAGCTTGGCGAAGCTGGAGCTCAGTTCCTCGTTGGTCGCGCCGGCATCGTTCGCGGCAAAGCGGTACTCCTGAAGCTCGCGCGTCGTCAGCCCGACTTGCTCGGCGGCTTCGTCCAGATCGGCCGCCATATCGACCGCGCTACGGCCGAATTGCACGATCGCGTCGAGGCTGAACGCGCCCGCCAGCCCGCCCGCGAAATTGCGGACGAAGCCCATGGCGCTGGTGCGCATCGCGGCGAAGCTGGTCTCGAGCGACCGGCGTGTGCTCTCGACCTCGCGGGTCATGCGCTGCGTCGCCGCCGTGAAGGCTGCGGTGTCCGCGGTGAACTTCACGCTCAGGTCGGGGAGGGCGGCCATGGCTCACGCGGCCCGCGTGCGAAAGAAGGATTTCATCTCGGCTTCCATGGTCTGCTGTTCGGGCGGGACGGCTGGCGCTGCCGACGGCGGCTCGCGCTGCGGCGGTGCCAGCGGCCCCGCGGCGTAGGGCATGAACTCGAACGGCGACTTCTTGGCCTCGAAGTTCGCGTTCCACAGCACCGCGGCGACGATGCCGGCGCGCAAGTCGGCGCGCGGCTCGCCGATCGGCTCGACCAGGTCGAACGCCCGCCACTCGGCAAGCTCGCGCGCCGACATGCGCGCGAGCATTTCGGCGACCGGCATCCCGAGCGCCAGCGCCAGGCGGAAATGAAAGCGGCGCTCGGGCCGCTCGATCAGTTTTTTTCCGCGTCCTCGGAGGCCATGCCCGAGAGGCGCTCGATCGCGCGGAACACGCGCGAGATCGACGGGGCACTCTTGCGCGCGAGCGCGGCCACGTCGGCGGCGGTGAACAGCGGCGCGCCGCTCGCGTCGCAGACGCACGCGGCGACCGCGCGCACCATGACAAGCTCGGCGATCTCGTTGCCCTCGCGCCGCGCCGCCAGCGTGTCGCGCGCGTTGGCCTCGGCCTCGGCGGCGGTGAGGCCGCGCACGTAGACGGTGCCGCCCCACTCGGGCACCGCGAGCGCCACCGGCTTGAGATCGGGCGCCGCCAGCACCGCGGCGCGATCGAGCACGCGCGCGCCGTTCATCGCATCGTTCATCGGCTCACGCCGCCGCCTTGCGCCGCGCGCCCGCGGCCGTCACCGCCACGACCGCGTCGGTCCACGTCACGGGGCCGCTGATCTCGACGGTGATCTTGCCTTTGACGATATCGTCGACCGCGCCGTTGACGCTGAACTCGAGCACGAAGCCGGTGAACGCGGCCGAGCTGCCATCCGAGAACTCGACCTTGAAGTTCGCCAGCCGCTGCGCCGAGCGGGCGTCGCGCGCCGCCTTCTGTCCCGCGTCGTCGGCATAGGCGATGTCCATCGCGAACTGGCCCTCGTCCATGAGGCCCATCCGCTTTTCCTTGGCGGTGCTTTCGAGGTGCGTCGAGTCGATCACCTTGGCGCTGCCGCCCGGCCCCTGGAAGCCCATCACGTCACCGATCTTGGTGAACACCTCGGGCTCGGCGCCGTCGCCGATGTCGATCATCGTCGGGTGGCTGCTGATCGCCTTCGAAGCCGTCATGGTGAAGCCTCCTCGGAAAAGGGCTCAGGTCGCGGGGATCGGGATCTCGTCGATGAACAGCACGACGTCGAGCGTGGTGCGATACTCGTCCCAGGCGTCGTCGCGCTCGTCGACGTCGTTGTCGACGGCCGCGTTGTGCACCGTGGTCGTGCCCATGGTGCCGGCGAAGCCGTCGAGCGTCTGGCGCAGCCGGTCGGCGATATCGCGCGAGGTGGCGAGCGGGCCGCCCCAGCAATCGAACTGCATGCGCACCAAGGTCGGCTTGGCCGGGCCGTCGAGCGTGCGGAACGGCTCGCGCCCGACGCGGCGGTAAACCAGCAGCGGCCGCGGGCTCTCGGCGCTCGCCGCCTGCGGGTGGATGCGATCGCCGATCACCGGCGCGATCAGCGGCTGCGCGATCAGCCATTGCACCAGGTCGGGCTCCAGCACGGGATCAGCTCTCGCGCGCCGCGCGCTCGATGCCGCGCGCGATCACCTCGCGCAGGCGATCGAAGGCGGCCATGGCGGCGCCCTCGATGGCGCTGCGGAAGAACGGGCGCGCGCCCATGCGGCGGGTGCCGAACTCGAGGAACTTGCCGTAGAACGCGCGCCGGCCGCTCAGGCGAATGGACAGCTTGCCGGCGCGATCGGCGAACGGCTTGGAGGCGCCGACGGTTCGGCGCAGGAAGCCGCGCGGCTGCATGATCGTCTTGGACTTGCCGAGCCGCTTGGGCTTCGAGCCGCGCGCGCGCACCGGTGCGGCGCGCTTGAGCGCGCGCGAGAACACCGCGCCCGACGCGCGCAGGCCGTTGACCACGGCGCGCCGCGCGACCTTTTCCGGCAGCTGGCGCAGGGCCGCGTCGAGCTCGCGGAAGCCCGAAAGCTGGTAGCGCGCATTCATGGCTTAGGTCCGTAGGTTGCAGCCGAGCACGCGGCCCTCGGCGCGGTTGAGCCCGCCGATCGAGCGGATCTCGTAGACGGCGCCGCTCTCGCTCACCAGGCGCCAGGTCGGCTTGATGTCGTCGCGCCAGCGGATCGCGATGCGGTGATCGGTGATCATGCCGTCGATGCCGGCGATCACGCCCTCGGTGCCGCGCAGATCCTCGACCGTCGCCCAGACGGTCGCGATGTCGCGCCAGGCCGGCACGCGCTGGCCGTAGGCGTCGGCGGTGGCGTTGGGCTCTTGCAGGACGAGCCGCTGGTCCATGGCGCCAGCGAACAGCCGCGGCATGGCGCTAGACGATCCACGGATTGCGGTAGCGCGACAGCGTGCCCTCGGGGCCGCTGCCGACCATGGCGACGGCGCCCTGGCCGACCGCGGCATCGCCGCGCGCCTGGTAGTTGAACGCGACGCGCTCCAGGATGCCTTGCCGGATGCCCTCGGGCACGTCGGCGGCGGCCGGGCCGTAGCCGGCCTCGTAGTAGACCTGGAACGCGCCGAGGCCGGCGCGCACCGCCGGCCAGGCCGCGCCATGAGCGGGCGCCACCATCGGCGCCGCCGCGAGGCTGGTGCTCGCGACGTAGCCGCCGGGTGCGAGCGTCTGCAACGCGCCGGTGCCGTCGACATACTTGATCGACGTCACCGCGATCAGCGGCGGGCGCGCGACGTAGAACGCGCCGGCCGGGGCGTTCTGCCGGATCATCGCGCGATCCTGCTTGACGAAGGCGCGCGCGGTGAACGCCTCGGCCCACTCGCGCGCCTCGACGATCAGCCGCGTGACAAGATCGTCGTCGGCGTCGGTGTCGATCCGGCAGTGCTTCTTGGCCTCGGCGAGCGTGACCGGCTCGACGCTCGGCGGCGCGACTTGGGCGATCTCCCACATGGCGCTACTCGCGGCGGCGGCGCGGCCGCGCGCTCTCGTCGGGCGGGGCGAGCATGCCCGTCTCGCGCGCCTCGGCCGTCGCCGCCTCGGGCACGTACTCGTCGGGATCGACCAGGACGGCCGCGTGCGCCGCGATCGCAGCGCGCGCCGCCGCCGGGGACAGGTCGAGCGTGGCCCCGGCGGCGATCACGCCGTCGGGGCCTGCCTGCGTCTTGACGTAGCGCACGCGCATCAGCGCGCCCGGCGTGTTGCGTCGGCGGCCGGCGGCGGCGGCGGCGAGACGGGCGGGTCGAGCGCATCGTGAACCTCCGCCTGCACCGCCGTCGGCCGGAAGCCGCTGCGCATGACCGTGCCGGCGGGCGGCCCGTCGATCTGCTCCGCATCGGACAGGTGCTGCTGGTCCGGTGCCTCCTCGGCGAGGCCATCGGCGATCAGCCGCGCCCCGATGTCGTCGCGCACCTTGCGGCTGGCGCCTGCGCTGCCGGCGCCACCCGGCCCGGCGAAGGTCTTGAGAAAACGAACCCACATGGACTGATCTCCTTTCACTTTCCGGCGCCTGGGCGCTCTGGCCGCCCAGCGCCTGACCGGCTTAGGCCGCGCCGAGCTTGACGCGCGCGAAGGCCTCGCCGAGCACCGGCGCGCCGTCCGAGAACAGCCGGCCGATGAAGCCGACCTGGTTGGTCGCGGCATAGAGCTCGTTCAGCCGCTCGAGCAGGAACTCCATGCTGTCGGCGATCCAATAGAACGAGTAATCGCCGATCATGCCGACGTAGAGATCGGCGCCGATCGTGTTCGGCACGTACTCGGACATCAGCACCGGGCGCCCGAGGATGGTGTCGGGCTGGCCGGCGATCACCGACGGCTGCCAGACGTAGCGCAGCTCCTGGTCCTTGAGCTTGGCGATCGTCGCGACGATATCGCGGTGGAACAGCCACGAGGACCGCGCCTGATAGCCCGACTTGAGCGAGTACTTCGCCGAGATCAGCCCGTCGAAGGTGACGCCGGCCGCGGTGTTGCCGGTCGCCACGTCGCGCGTGGTGGGAACGCCGTTGGCGCTGGCGATGAACAGCCCGAGCGGCTGGCCCACGCCGGTGCCGGTCATGTAGGCCTTCTCCAGCGTGATCGCGAACTTGTAGGCGAGCCGCTCGCGGATCAGGGCCTCGATCGGCAGCGCCGAGAACCGCAGCAGGTCCTTGCTGACCTTCAGCTGCTTCGCCAGCGGGTTGGGCTGCATGACGCGCTTGCCGAACGCCATCGCGGTGTCGAGCGCGCCGGTGAGCAGCTCGGTCGTCCAGTCGGCATCGGCCGGGTCGGCGTCGAGCGAGGGGATGCCGAGCGTCTTGGAGCCGTCGCTCTGCAAGTGCGTCGCGAGCCCGCGGATCACGACGTCGTTGTCGAGCTTGCGGATCAGGTCGGCGATGAACTGCTCGGGCGCGCGGGTGTTCTCGCCGGTGCCAGGTGCGGTGAATTGCAGGTTGCGCACCTCGTCGGCCGTCAGGCCGTGCGCGCCGGTGCGCATCCAGCTTTCCCAGCCGGCGCGATACTCGGGCGTGTTGTAGGGCTTGACCGGCGCCGCGCGCTCGCCCGCCGCCGCCGCCTGGCGCGCGCGCTCGGCGCCAGCGCCCGCCGCCGCCGCCATCTGGCGCTCGGCCTCGACGGTCTGCTCCTCGGTCTCGATCTCGGCGCGCACCTTGTCCTGGGCGGCGAAGATCTCGCGGTGCTTGACGAGCTCCTCCGCCGACATGTCGCGCTTCTCGTTCTGCGCCGTCTCGATGATCGTGCGCAGATCGCTCACCAGCCGCCCGCGCTTTTCGCGGAGCGCCTTCACCTTGTCGGACATTACGCTCTCCCAAAGAACAGGGCCGCTATCCGGCGGCCCCTCGCGGTCCCACGCGGGCGCGTGGAAAGATCAGGAAAAATCAGCCGGCAATCAGTCAGTCCGCAGTCCTGACGGTATCCAGCAGGCGCGCCTTGGACGCGCGCACGCAGCGCGGCGAGCGCTTGTCGTGGTCCGCCGCCAGCGCCTGCTTGGCGTCCCGCGCCCAGGCAGTCACGTCCTCGTAGTTCTGCCGGTCGCGGATCTCCACGCCGACCTCGGTCGACATGCAGTCGCAGCGGTAAAAGATACGCATGGCGCACCTACATCATCACCGCGACGAGGAAGGCGAGCACGCACACGACCACCACAACGATGCAGCCTGCGATCCACAGCAGATCGCTCACCAGCGATAGAGTCGAAAGCCGGATAGCGGCGGCAGCAAGTACAGCACCAGGATCACGACCAGCAGAACCCACAGGATGTTCGGCGCGGCATACGGGACGCCACGGCCGAAGGCGCCGAGCAGCAGCAGCACCACGACGATGATCAGCAGCAGTTCCATGGGCGGGCCTCAGCCTGTTATCGGCCACCCAAACACCCGCCACCCAAGCAGGAACAGCAGGATAAACATCAACAGGTTGCCGCCCCAGACCCAGGGTAGGTTGAGCGAGGCCCTGTTGGTATAGGCGCCGAACAGCAGCCACAGCAGCATCAGCAGCCAGAAGATGAAACCGATGGTCATGGCGAACCTCGCTCAGGTGAGGGCGCGCGCCTCGATCGCCAGCGCCTCGGCCAGATGCGGCAGCACATGGCGAGCCTGCGCCTGCCAGTCGCGCCAGCAGCGCATGGCGACGTCGGTCTGCGCGTAGGCCGGGAACACCACCGGCGAGACGTCGAACAGGCGCACGCGCTTCAAGGTGCGGATGGTGCGGCCGTCGTCGTCCTTGGCCCAATCCTGGCCGCCGGGCCGCACCGTGAAGCCGAACGACATCTGCGAGACGTCGCCGCGCTCGATCGGCGCCACCACCAGGTCGGCGATCGTCTGATTGGCCGGCGGCGTGATCGCGACCGCGAGGCCGCGCGCGTCCTCGACGAGCTTGAGCGTGCCCGAGCGGTTGCGGCCGATGATGAGGTTCGGATCGTGGTTGAACAGCGCGCGCACGTCGTCTTTCTCGATCGCCTCCATGAAGGCGCCGGGCGAGATGCGCTCGAAGAAGCCGCCGAGGTTCTCGGACAGCTGGTCGAACACCGCGGCGTGGCCGACGATCTGCGGCGGCTCGTCCTTCTTGCGCTCGATGCGGAGCGCGTCGAACGTCGCGACGCGGCGCTCGAAATCAGGCAGCGCGCCCGCGATCGGGTCGAGGCCGCGCACCGCGAGCTTGCCGTCGCGCTCCTCGATCAGCACATCGGTTCTAGTCGGCGGCATGGCGATCCTCCTGGATCAGCGCGGGACTGTGGATCACGCGCAGCGCATTGGCGGCGACGGCCGGGTCGGGCGACAGCACGTCCATCGCCTGGGTCGCCGGCACCATGTTGAGCGGCTGGAGCCGGTCGTCGCCGCCGGCCAGCGCCGGCATGTTGAGCATGCGGCGGATCTCGTTCGGCGTCGCCAGCGCCCACTGGATCATCAGCGCGAAGCCTTCCATGCGCGTCTTGAAGTCGCCGCGCAGCAGGCCGTCGGCGTTGAACTCGAAATAGTATCGGCTGCGGCCCTCGTCGCTGAGGAGCGCGCGATTGAGCGCCTGCTCCCAGACCACCAGCCAGGGGCGCAGCGAGTAGATCAGGAAGCCCAGCGATTGCTGCTCAATGCCCGTGCCCCAGGATGTGTTTTTCTCGGTCTCGCCGATCATGTGCAGCGGAATGCCGTAGACCCGCGCGATGTCGGCGACCGCGGCGCGGTAGATCGCGACGATCTCGGCCTGCTCGTTGGTCATGCCGACCGCGTGCAGCTTCATGCCGGCCTCGGCGATCGCGAGCTTGTGCGCGTTGACCAGGCCCTGGTGCTGCTCGCTCCACTTCTTGCGCACGACCTCCTTAGTGCCGTCCTCGAGAATGCCGGGCACCTCCAGCACCATCTGCGGCGTCGCGTTGTTGCCGAAGAAGCGGCCGATATACTCGATCGCCGCCATGGCGACCGCGATCGAGTCGCGGTGCTGGTCGAGCAGGCTCTTGCCGGTCAGCCGGTCGCGCGACCATGGCGCGCGCTTCAGATGCAGCACCTCGGTCGGCATCAGCGTCGTCGTCTCGCCGCCGTCGGGCGTCCAGCGGTAGGCCAGCCGGCCGTCCTCCCCGTAGCGATAGGGATAGATCGCGCCGGGCGCGATCGGCTCCAGCGCCACCGCCTCGCCGTCGCCGCGCGTGCGGATGCGCGCATAGGCGTTGTTCCACTGGCACAGGTCGGTGTGCATCATCGAGCGGAACTCGGCCGAGGTCTGGTACTCGTTCGGCGCGTCGTGCAGCAGCGTATGCAGCGGGTGCGCCGTCGCGCGCTCGCGCTCGCCCTCGGCGACGCGCTCGAACAGGTCGAGCGGCAAGGTCGCGACGGTGTTCGAGAGCAGGCCGATGCACGCCTGCACCGCCGGGCATTCCATCGCGCTCTCGGGTGTCACGCGCAGGCCGGTCGGCGTGTTGCCGCCGAAATTCCAGAACTCGGCGAGCGCCGCGTCGCCGGGGTGATACTGGCGCTGCTGGAAGCCCAGCGCGCGCAGCACCCAGCGCTGCAACCTGTTCATTTTCTCGCCCTCATTTGAGGCGGCAAAACGGGACAAGCCCCTACAGGAGCCCGCCGCGGCGCTTCAGCAGCGCGTTCAAGTCGAGCGGCACCTCGGACGACTGGGCGCGGCGCACCGCCATCGCCAGCGCCACCACGCCGTCGATGCGCCCATAGGACTTGCCCGGCCGCTTGTCGAACTTGCGGTTGCCGGCGGCGTCCTGGGTCAGCACCGCGTTGGCCGAGCACATCGAAAGCACCGGGTTCGGGTGCGCGCGCAGCCGGCCGTTCAGCACCGCGGTCTCCAGCGCGTCGACGGTCGCCCCCATGGTGATGAAACCCTGGTGGTGCGGCACCAACCGGATGCCCGTGCCCCGCACCTCGGCCGTCTTGGCGACGTAGGCGGCGACGCCGGCATCGGCGAGCGCGCGCTCGAGATCGTCGATGCGATACGGGTCGTAGGCGATCTCCGCGATATCGAACTCCGCCGCGAGCTCGCCCAGGCGCCGCGCCACGAAGCCGTAGTCGATCGAGCGGCCGGGCGGCGCCTCGAGGTGGTGCTGGTCGCGCCACAGCTGATAGGGCGCCTGGTCGCGCTCGGCGCGCTCGCGCAAGGTATCGCCCGGCGTCCAGAACCACGACAGGCACTCGACCGGATCTCCCTCGGCACCGGGAAAGGCGAGCACCAGCGCGGTCAAGTCGTTCTTGCCCGAGAGGTCGAGCCCGCCATAGCAGCGCCGCGCCTTGAGCGCCGCGCGATCGACCGGCACCTCGCACGCCCGCCAGCGCTCGCCCTCGATCCATGGGTTCTCGGCGTCCACCCACACACAGAAGTTCAAGCGCAGCACCAGCGATTGCTTCGCCGGCATGCCGATCGCCTCGCGCACCTGCTCGCGCAGGTACTTCGGCGAAATCGATACCCCGAGGTTGGGGTTGGCCTTGGGCCACACCAGCTCGTCGCGCCAGTCGTCGCCCTCGTCGAGGCCGCAGACAAACGCGAACCACCCGTCGTCATCGACCAGGCCGCCGACCACCCGCTCGCTGTACTGGTGGTGCTGCCAGCAGATCGAGTTGCGGTCGACGCCGGCGTTGGTGATCTCGACGATCAGCGCCTGCCGCCGCCCCTTCGTGCCGGCACGCATCTTCTCGACCACGATCGGCGACGGGTGCTCGTGCAGCTCGTCGATCAGCGCGCAGTGCACCCGCTTGCCGTCGAGGCCGCGCTTCTCCGACGAGATCGGCCGGAAGAACGAACGCTTCGACGTGTACGCGAGATTGTTGAGCGTGCGCGTGATGCGCCGCGACAGCGCGGGCGACTTCTCGACCATGCCGTCCGCATCGAGGAAGCAGATCTTGGCCTGCTCCTTGACCGTCGCGGCGCTGTAGATCTCCGCGGCGGCCTCGCCGTCGCTGGTCAGCATGTAAAGCCCGATGCCGGCGGCCATCGGCGTTTTGCCCCCGCCCTTGGCCACCTCCAGGTAGGCGTTGCGGAAGCGCCGCGTGCCGTCCCCGGCCTTCCAGCCGAACAGCGCGCCGACGCAAAACTGCTGCCAGGGCTGCAGCGCGAACGGCTGCCCTTCGAACTCGCCCTCCGCCAGGCGCAGCACGTCCGGGAAGAACCGGATCGCGCGCAGCGCCGCCTCGAGATCCCACACCAGCCCGCGCTTGCCGCCCTCCTCCAGGTCGCGCAGGTGCCGCGCAGCTGCCGCGCGCACCAGCGCGCCCGCGATGATCTGGCCCGCCGCCACGCCCTCGGCATAGCGCGCCACCGGATCGCCAGCAGTTGGCGCCGCCCGCCGTGGCTTCATCGCAGCCGATGATCCCTGAGCGCACCCTGCCAGAAGCGCGGCGCCACGGCCGCCGGCACGACCTGGTCGTAGGGCACCAGCATCGCCATCAGCGGCAGCGGCGAGCCGGCGAGCGGGCGGCCGACGACGGCGCCGAGAACCGGGAGCAGGCCGACGAGGCGGAACGTCTCGCCGTTGCGGCGATCGATGAACTGCCGGCCGAGGACGAGGCCCCTCACAGCACGCCCGCCAGGCGCAGCAGCAGCTGCACCAGCGCCGAGCCGGCGAGGCCGAGCACCGCGCCGACCAGGAATTGCCGGCCCCACAGCGCCGCGCCGGAAGGCGGGTCGAGCGGCGTGACTTCATGGACGACGGGCGGGCGACGGCGCGGGGCGGGAAGCTCGGCCATGGGCCTACCGATCATCGAAATACGTCTCAGCCGGATCGCCCGGCACCCGGTGCTTCACGCCGAGCCCCGAGAGCACCCGCGCCCGCGCCGTCGGTGGCAGCCCGAGCTCGGCCGCCAGCTTGCGCGCCAGGTCGACCTGCCGATTGAGGATCGACAGGTAGGGCGACGGCATCGCGCGCACGAGGAGCTTTCCCTTCTGCAGCTGCTCGGTCGCCTCGTCGGCGATCGCCAGCGCGACGCAGTAGCGCGCGAGCAGCGGCCCGTCGATCGGTGCGAGATGTTCCTCGTGCACGTTCGCCAGCGCGTGGTCCCAATAGGCCAGCGCGCGCTCGTTGTCGGTCACCGATTTCGGGCAGAGCAACTCGCCGCGCTTCGGCTCGGGGATCATCGAGCTGAGGCTGCGCCTGCCGGGGTTGCCGAGCAGGCGTCGGGTGGCGATGGTCTGCGGCTTGCGGCCTCGGTGCATTGATCACGCGGATGAGACGGCGCGCCTCCCTTGTAGCAGCCGCCGTAATTTTTCCGGCACTCCCCAGAGTTTTATTTGCGACCAGCTACGCGAGAC